GATTTTTCATATGCTAACTTCCTTTACCTCCCTCCCGGAATTAGTGAGATCTTTTTTGATCCTGGAGTGCGAGAGCCGAGTACGTGCGACGTCACTTTTCGAGAAGAGTACATCGCTCATTAGGAGGATCTATGCAAATTGTATTTTTGAATGAACAAACCTTAAAGGTGATTGATTATGCCTATGCAAGCGATGATTTTGAAATCGTCCTCGACGCCCTTGTCCCGCAGTCATCAACTTTTCATGTTAATAAAGAAAGCCTGAATGCGGATGTTGGTGATTACCTTGTAGTAAGAGAGCGCGATTACTTCTATATCGGAATTATTACTTCAATCGAAAAGGTCGATGAACGATACATCAAATTATCAACGAAGGATTTTCTATCTAAATTTGACGTTGAGGTCCCGGTTTATTCCTACACTGGAAACATTTCACAATTCCTTATCAATCTCATTAATACGCATTTTCGCTCGAGTTTGGATGCTAAACAGAATTTATCCTATCTGCTAACTGAAATCATGATCAATAAAACAGGAACCCTCAGTTATGAAGCGGATAAAAAAGTAAATATTCTCAAGTTGGTTGAGGAGTTTTCAAAAACCTATGGTATACGACTAGCCTATGAGTTGATCATCATTAATGGAATCATTTCAAATATCAAAATCAGGGTAGTGGCGGTGACTAAGGGTTTAACGATAAAAAGCGATTTAGGAACCATTTCAAATCTAGTAATTTCAGACACGAATGCTAATGCCTTAAATAAGATTATCTTTTATCCAAAGTCCGATAATGTTCTCCGGACGAGTGTCGTTTCTTATTATCTTTTGAATGATGGAACGATAAGCACGAATGCTAGCTCGTTAAAACGAATCGAAAAAGTGAGCTTTAAATGTGAGTTTTATGCAGACAGTGAATATTCTTCATTATTAACAAAAGCGACATCTGCTCTTATTGATTCATCTTTAGAACACAATATAACGTTTGATTTTTCGTTTCTAGCAAACAAAATAGAGGCATTGAGCGAACTATCGGTTGGCACGTTTGTGAGCTTTGTGACACCAAACAAAACCTATGAAACGATCGTCACAAAAATGGTTTACAAGGGAACTTTTAAGCAAGCCACAATCACGCTTGGAGAACACCGTATTTCGCTCACCGACAAACTCAAATTAATCAACCGAAGGGGGAACTAACAATGGCCTTAATTAAAATCACTTTTGACTCCGCTTCAGTTTCATCTAAACAAGATGCTGACTGCAATCACTTCATGGCATCAAATCTTAATGGCAGGATCTATGGACTTGGCGGAAATGTGAATGTAACGACGAGCAATAACTACATTATTCTTTCAAGCGGATACGTGCAGGTTTATGGACGTCGCGTTTATGTTGAATCGAATACTAAAATCGCAGTTGCGCTTGATGGTAATGCTTATGGCTATGTCGTCATTTGTTTTGATCTTGGAAACAATACTGTGTCACTTGAGAAGAAGGAGACGCCATCCGGTTATCCCTCCCTAATCCAGGAGAATCTTCAACTTGGCGGTCTCATATACGAACTACCAGTTGCTCGCTATACAAAAACCGCGTCATCACTTACCCTGGACGGTAATTATGACGCACCTAAAATCCATAGTCCTGACTTCCTCGCAGAAGATCGTGACCTCGCACAACGAGCAAGTATCAATAGCCAATATGGCCCGGCTTATCAAGGGACGTATAGTAGCGTTAGCGGCCGGTTCTTTACCTATAGTGGTATTCATTCTGGGAACGCAAGTAATGGTTTTGGTAACGTTTATGTGGCGGGTTGGAATGTCGTTTTCTCAACTGCGGCGGCTTCTGGTAGTGGGGCGGTTTATCAATATAAGTTCAATGGAACTTGGTACGATGTCGGAATTCAATTAACATCATCCGGACTGATCGTTTCTCCATATTCTGCCGCTCATATTACAGGAAAATGCTATGTTACCCGATAAGTTTTATGGCAAGAAAGTCCTCGCTATCTATCGCTGTGGATCCTATATTCATGGCCTACAAAATGATGATAGCGATAAGGACTATGTAGTGATTCTTAGAAACTACCAGGACATTAGATTAGAAAAGCGGGAGAAAGTTGACTTCTTTCTATTCGGTGTAGAACCGTTTAAACGCGCGCTTCATTTTGATAAACGGGTTTTAGATTACTACCTGCTGTGGATGGATAATACGCTTTTAGCTTCTGAGAATATCGAGTATATTGCCGAGGATTTTAAAGATGAATTTTATAAGATCATTAAGATTGATTGGGACAAGTATCTGACTGCCTGGTTAAGGGTAAATGTTGAGTATTTTTCGGCCTGCTTTGAAGGTCTTATTAATGAAAAGTCGCTTTATAACCTCTACCGAGTTCGCTCCTTAATTGAACATTATCAAGCGACAGGAAGATTTGAATATTACCTAAGCGAGAAAGACAAAGATCTCATCATCGAATATAAAAACAAACAAGCAAACTTAGAAAAACATCGGGCCAATTTTAGGGAAATTTTGGAGTATCTTAAAACATTTTTAGAGAAGGAGGAATTGAACAAATGGACAGGACATCAACAGTTCTAGCATTCATCAGTGTACTAGGAACAATCTCATCGATATTTTTCGCGATATTAGCGTTTCGACGTAATGATCGTGGTGATCAGAAACAGATCGGAAAAAGTGAAGGAGTATTAATCTCTGACGTTGGTTACATTAAGTCATCAATAGATCGAATAGAGAAGACGCTCGATAAACTCGAGGAACGTTATAACGATCTAGACGGAAGACTAATTAAAGTCGAATCCGAAACTTCTAATTTAGCAACTAAGTTCGAAGAGCATATTCGGAATAAGCATCTACATGGAAAAGGAGAAATTTAATCTATGGATGAAATTATTATTAGTATCATTTCTGTCGTTGTCACGGCCGTTGTTATCCCGCTCATCACATTACTAGGGACAAAGTTGATTCAGTGGATTGGTACAAAAGTCGACAATGAGAAAGCGGCGAAGATTATCGCTGAAGCATCAACAATTGTCCTTAACTCTGTTAAAACCGTATTTCAAACGTATGTTGATGCGCTTAAGAGGAACGGCACATTTAATCAATCTGCTCAAGAAGTAGCTCTTAATCGAGCGAAGGAAATCGCATTATCACAACTATCTAGTGAAACCATAAAATACATCGAAAAAAACTATGGTGACGCAGGCGCCTGGCTAACTGTACAAATCGAAGCAACGATTAATACTCTAAAACACATCGCTTAGCCTAATCATCAACCTTAAAAAGAAATGCCTTCATATATTTGAGGGCTTTTTTAAATTTTGTGTACATTTTTCAAATTTCCTCCCTATCTATATAGTGAGCAGTCATGAATGCTCTCGACCACTGGCCGATCCATTAGTCTGTAAAGGGCGTGGTGTGTTGGGTACCTTGGGCACATAAAACGGAAGAGTACAGTTGCCACTACTAAAAGATGGTAACCTCCGCGGATGAAATAATCCATTGGAGGTTTTTTTCATTTTTACTACTCAAACCGCTGCTATTTCTCCTTTTAAAGGTAGGGGGAAGATTATGACTAATTTAGAAAAAATACGTCAACTAAAACTACAGGGGTTAACTTACCGTGAAATAAGCAATAAAACCGGCTTAACAGTTGGAACAATAAAATCGATTTGGTCACGCTCGAATGAGGTGAATTCTATCACTTCAAAATGCAAGTTTTGTGGCGCGGAAGTTGCATCAAGAAAAGGAAAGAAAGTAAAGCAATTCTGCTCTGATAAATGCCGCATGTCGTGGTGGAACTCTCATCGTCATTTAGTTAATAAAAAAGTATTACATCGATTCGTTTGTAATTATTGTGAAAAAGAGTTTACATCAAACAGTCATCAAGAGAGAAAATACTGCTCTCGTACTTGTTATTTGGAAGGAAGGTATAACAATGATAAATAAAACATACTCAGAGAATATTGGCGAGTATCAACTAACGATGACGACCGCTCATAAACTACATAAGCTGAGTATTATTAGCGCGGAGGATCTGGTTTTGATTGAGGAAAAAACCGCTAAGAAATATGGTATCAAAAAACACAGTCTTTATCGTCGATATGACTTGCTATAAACCCCTTTACTAGCGAATATGACGATGAAAGGGGTGACCAAAATGAATGATACCAATATCAGGCTAGTCCGGCATAAAAGTAAACTAGCGAGCAAGAAAAAAGTAGCGGCTTATGCCCGTGTTTCAACTGGGAAAGACGCGATGCTTCATTCGCTTTCAGCGCAGGTCAGTTACTACAGCAATTTAATCCAGAATACACGTGGTTGGCTATATGCAGGAGTCTATATGGACGAAGCCATAACGGGGACAAAAAGTGAACGTCCGAATTTCCAGAAAATGCTTGATGAGGCGCGACTAGGCCATATCGATTTGATCATCACCAAGTCAATCTCACGCTTTGCTCGGAATACGGTGACCTTGCTTGAGACAATTCGCGAACTAAAGAGCCTCAACGTTGATGTTTTTTTTGAAGAGCAAAACATTCATTCGATAAGTGCCGATGGAGAATTGATGCTATCCTTCCTCGCTTCATACGCCCAAGAGGAATCAAGGTCAGCTAGTGAGAATCTTAAATGGAGTATTAGAAACCGTTTCAAAAAAGGGATGGCCTGGAACACTCAAGTTTATGGCTATCAATTTTCAAGCGGAACATTTATTAAGATACCAGAAGAAGCCGAGATAGTTAGGCGTATTTTCGCATCCTACCTGGATGGTAAAGGGACCCCTGCAATCGCTAAAGACCTGAATAGTCGAGGAATCCTCACTAAGTTAAACAAGCCATGGCGGCATGGGGCGGTTGCATACGTACTAAGAAATTACCTTTATACCGGAAACACCATACTTCAATCAACCTATAAGGACAACTTCATCACTAAGCGCAAAGTGATCAACGATGGCATTTTACCAAAGTATCATGTTGAAAAATCGCATGAAGCCATCATCGATAGTGAGACCTTCGATAAAGTACAAAGCAAGATTTTAGAAAAGCAAAAGTCCCGTAAATCAACGGACCAACCTCATGAGCCTACGCTTTATCGAGGATTACTAATCTGCGAACACTGTGGTAAGAACTATGGTCGCAGAATTACCAAAGGTAAAGCTTACTGGATATGCTCAACTTACAACATGCATGGGAAAAACAAATGCCCATCAAAACAAATACCAGAAGAAGTTTTAAATGAGACGATATCGAAAGTTATGAACTTAAAGAAGGTAAGTATTGAAGAGATTAATCGTAAGGTCGCAAAGATTGTCGTTTTGGATGGTCAGCTGCTTACGATTCAACCAAAACAAGGAGATCAAATATCGACCTTATGGAAGCATAAAAGCCGAAGGGAGTCTTGGACAGTAGACATGAAAGAAAAAGCCCGCCAACGAGCAATGAAAGGTAAGATAGACAATGAAAAGAATAACAGTCATCCCACAGACGATTAATCCACTAACGCTTAATCCGTTTAATGAACTAACTAAACGCCGAGTTGCGGCCTACGCTCGAGTCTCTACCGAAAGTGATGAGCAATTGACATCTTATGAAGCGCAGATCGATTACTACTCGAACTACATCAAAGCCAATCCTGAATGGGAATTTGTCAAGGTGTATAGCGATGAAGGCATCTCCGCGACTAACACGAGAAACCGCGAAGGGTTCAAGCAAATGATTCAAGATGCCATTGATGGGAAAATCGACTTAATTATTACGAAATCGATTAGTCGGTTTGCTCGGAATACGGTCGACACCTTAGTTGCTATTAGAAAGCTTAAAGAAAAGCGCGTTGAATGCTTTTTTGAAAAAGAGAATATTTATACCTTTGATAGTAAAGGGGAGTTGTTAATTACGATCATGTCATCGATTGCGCAGGAAGAATCAAGGTCCTTATCACAAAACGTCACTTGGGGTATTCGAAAAGCCTTTAGTGATGGTAAGGTTCGAATCGCCTATAAAAATTTCTTAGGCTACAAAAAGGGAGTGGATGGCCGTCCTGAGGTAATTCCCGAAGAAGCAGAAGCAATCAGAAAAATATACCGTATGTTTCTTAACGGTTATTCGACGAATGAAATAGCTTATGCCCTAGAAGAAGCAAGTATTGACTCTCCTGGTGGAAATAAGAAGTGGAATGTCCCAACAATCCAAAACATATTAACAAATGAAAAGTATAAGGGGGACGCTTTACTACAAAAGACTTTCACGGTCGATTATTTGGAAAAGAAGACGAAAGTCAATGAAGGCGAAGTTCCCCAATACTATGTTGAGAATTCACATGAAGCTATCATTGAACCTGAAGAGTGGAACATGGTACAGGAAGAAATCAAACGACGGGCTAAATTAGGCAAGCAATTTCGCGGATCAAAGATATTCGCGAGCCGGTTGGTTTGCAACGACTGTGGGGCATTTTATGGGCCTAAAGTGTGGCATTCCACCGACAAGTATCGAAGTGAAGTGTGGCAATGTAATAAGCGTTTTCAAAATCGGAAGTTAGGAGTTCAATGTGATACACCATTTTTAACTGAGGACCACATCAAAAAGTCCTTCATTAAAGCCTTCAACCTGTTGAGCAAAGATAAGAACAAAGTTCTAAATCATTGTAAAGAGTTTATTGAAATCCTTGATAACACCGAGGAACTTAATCGACTCATTGACACTCAAACTACTGAAGTTGAAGTGTTGGAAAATATGGCAAAAGTGCTGGTTGAAGAGAACTCTACGACCGCAATTGACCAGGCCGATTACCGAACTCGATACGATGCGCTCGAAAAAAGATATCAAGCTGAGCAGGCAAATCTTGATGATCTTCTATCAGAAAGAAATCGAAAAGTCGCCCAGAAGTCAGCGATTGAAGTATTCATCAAAAGCTATAAAAAATTACCTGAATTGATGAGGGAGTGGTCCGACCAAGTCTGGATGAGTATGATTGATAAGGTGTTGGTATACGGTGATGGAAAGATGAGGTTCGTATTCAAGAGTGGTTCAGAAATTAAGGTATAAGTAAACGATTGTTGCATTTTTTCTATTTTCTGTTTTTAATAATGCAACATAATACTTGATTAATCATTTTTTTCACCTTAACAAAGGCTTCTAATATAGATATAATGAACTAAGAGACATGAACAAGGAGAATAATAAGATGGTAGAGGGTTTTAAATGTGAAAAATGTGGCGGAACTAATATTATGTCACCAGTAAAAGTTGAACACGAATACGAAGACAACTCAGATGATGAATATCCTCAGTGGGTCGTTGAGTCGGTAAAAATAGGCGGTGCACAAGTAACAGCACATGTTTGTCTTGATTGTGGACGCGTAGCTTTCTCTGTTGATCCAACACCACTTAAACTTAGGTTAAAACATGAAAGCGATCTTTTGAAGGCAGAACAAGCAAAACAAAAAGAAGAAGAAAGAATATTTGCAGAATATTCAAAATTGGCTTACGAATATAAAGAACTTGAAAAAAAGAACAAAGTTCTAGTTGATGAAGAACATAACAGATGGAGATCCGAAAGACAAAAAGAACTCACAGAATTAAATGCAAATCTTCAAATTAATCAAAGCAAAATTTCTGAAACTCGATCAAAATTAGCACTATTATTACAAGAACAGCAAAAGAAACAAAGAACCTTAAAAGAGTTGGGCTTGTCACCTGAAACCAATCCTGAGATAGTAAAAAAATTAGTCGATGAATATGAATCTCTGAATGATTTAATTAAACAACTCGAAATCGAAAAACATGAACTTGATTCTAAACTTTATGAGATTAATAGGAGACAATTTAGTCAATCAGATGAAGTCAGTCGTAGTGTTATAGAACTTGACGCAATTAATGCAAAGATGAGAACATTGTCGAGCAAACATCCCTTTGTACTCAAAAAACGCTAATAAAGTATTGATGAAAAGTTCTCAACAACCTTTGCTTTATTAAAAAAATTCTGTCGGTATACTAACAACCAATTTTGACTTTACAGCACGTATCGTTTTTAGAAAGCAACTTATTTTACTGAAACTTGTTTATAAGGTAAGAATTCGTAGTCAATTTATTGGATTTCTTGAGACCCTTAGGAAAATTGTGGAGGGAACCTTTTATGATTGATAAAGAGAAGTATTTGTATTGGATGAATCCTGATGATCCTTTGTTAGAATCTCAGTTAATCTGGCGCGAGATGTATTCTAGGATTGGATTTATTTTTCACATAATTCAAATGGCAGAATACAATTTAGCGAATATATTAGCAATCGAGGAGTTTGAAAAAGAAACTTCAAGACTTTTTTCTGTAGAAGATATCGAAAGAATAAAAAGTAACATAGACATAAAATTTAGAAAGCTATCAACACTCACTTTTGGAAGGCTAAAAAAAATAGTCGAGCAATCGGTATATCTCAAAAGTATTGATATGGATAAATTATCTAAAATAATCGATTATCGAAACTACCTTGCACATCAGTGTTTTAAAGAAAAACTATTAAATAATGATCTACAAACTCTACATGATGTAGATAAGTTTATTGAACAGTTAAATGACTTTGAGGAGATGATTACTGATTTTAATGATTGGCTTGTTAGTGTCTTTGCCGATAAAAAAGTTAAGAGCATTTTAGTCAAGTTGTCTAAGTGACATCTTAAGGGCTATCATTTCATATTTCAGGCATTCGCCAAATGCCTAGCGAGCGTTGATAGATGCTAGAAACCAATTGATAGAGATATTATTGATTATGAAAAAATGATTATAACAGCCAAAAAATACGTAATTTATATGTTTAAGGAGGAAAATATGCTAACTAAGAATCTAAAAATCATTTTGCTATTTTTAATTAGCACTTTTTCTTTAACTGGTTGTGAAGAAACGTACAATTATGAGTTTACTCCTCCCGATATATCTGAATACAGATTGAGCAATGTTATATTCGATGAGTATGTCTCTTCACAACTCACCAATTTTAATGATCTCAATGAGCAAGCATTAACCGAAGTTTCGTTTGGAAACGTTCTTATTAAAAATATATCCTATAGTGATAATGGCATTTTTGCGAAAAAAGATAGATATTCCGGAAGTGGAGTAATCTTTAGTGAAACCGAGAATTATTATTATGCGTTGACCAATTATCATGTGGTTGAAAAGCATAGAGATTTTGATTTTCAGTTATTTGAAGTTTGGGATTATTTTAACAATAGATACGATGGTTTCATTTACAAAGGTGGAATGGATTACGAATTAGATTTAGCTATTGTTGTTTTTCAAAAGAGCGAACAAAGTTTGTCTGTAATTGAGATTCTTGATGGTCAAATCGAAGTTGAAAAAGCAGTTGTTGCTATTGGGAACCCGCTGGGTGAAGAAAATGTCATTACTTCCGGGCATATATTAAGGTATGGAAAAACCAGAATCACTAATAGATATGATGAAACAAAGACTAATGAATTTTTATCGATTATCCATTCAGCTCAAATTCAGAGTGGATCTAGCGGTGGTATGTTATTGAATCTTGATTTAAAGATCATCGGTATTAATTATGCTTCAACACACGATCCTGAGAATCCAGAAAGCTTTGCCATACCGAGCCATTTAATAGTTGCTTTTATTACAACTCTTACTAATTCTATTTAGTAAAAAATTCTAAAAATTATATTTCATCTAGCTGCTAAGATAGGCAACTAGATTTTTTAATGTTTGAACGATTATAAGGCAGGGGTTGCACGATTGAACGATTACAGCTTAATTTGTATCAATTAACACAACCTTTGCCATCTGCCTAGTGAAGCTTTGATACAATTATCAAGGCTTTTTTTGTGCTTAAAACGCTTAAAATAGACCATTTAATACTGATTTCTATGATTTTCGGTGATAGGTAATAGTT